GCTCGCTTTGTCTGAATCTCGATTTCCATGTGATTCAAATCAATGTCGATCACACTCAGAATCTCGTATGTGTTGCCCTCGTGAATCAGCCGCATGGCAGGTAATGCGTCAGCTAATTCCGGCGTCCAGTCCGCTTTCCAAACATGCGACACATCTGCATTTGTTTGCTGCACCTTCCAGAACTCCCGGCCGCCTTTACTGACTACCCAACACCAGGCTGAACAGTGCTGCCCCCAGTTTGCATTTGTTGTCTGATCAATCTGGCCGTGAGCGTCCGCGGTTTGCCCGATCAGTTTTTCAATGCGAACGAGTTTGTCGCGTGTTTGGCAGTCGTGTTTCATGCCCAGACCTTATGAAACGCCGTCCATTGCAGTTCAGACACCAACGCCTTGTAGCGTGCATTCGATCCTTCGCAGCCATCGCGATGCGTTCGGCAATACTCCACGATTGCCAGTCTCGCTGCCGGAGGAACACTGGCTGCCGTTGCACCGTATCCCGCCTGCATGGTGATGACGACTTTGTTTGGCCGCTCCTCCTGTGTGATGGGCCAGCTCTGTGATTCCTTCAACACGATTCGCGGAGGCACGCTTGTCAGGTCGGTGTAATACTTTGCCGAATCGAACGTCGTCAGCGTGTCGTCTTGATCATAATACTTGATGTGCGCGATGGACTGAATCGGAGCCATCCGGATTTCAATGTCGCCATAGGTGCCAGGAAAGTCCTGAATGTGCATTTCCACCGTCTGCGTGATCAGCCGTCGATAACATTCACTTTCAATTGTTGTTCGTGCGGACTTCAGCAGGTCTTGCAGTTCCGTGTCGAAGTGGCACGTTGTGATGCGAAGACGTGTTTTCAGTTCGTCGAGCGTGAGGGGCTCGATGGTCGGCCCCGTGGTCGTTTTGAAGGTTGGGCTTGGGTGCATTTCGAGTCCTCGTTCTCAAATTCGTTTGACCATCGAGCAATCCCGCGTCTGACCAGTTCTGCCGCTGGCCCCCGTCCGATCACCGTGTTTACGAAGCCGACTGGCAGCCCGTTCCACGGTTTAAGTAAGACAATCACAGCCCGTTTTCCTTTCGCCATTCATGCACGTAGATGTGCTTGGGTTGCAAGTCTGAATCGAACATCGCAACTGTTTCTTCTAGATGCCCGATCGACACTGAAGGAGCCACGTAAATCGTCTTGCCGGCCAGTCGCCACTGATGCCAGAACCAAATATCATCATCGAGCTTGTTATCTGACCAGTTGCCGCTTTCATCATGCTGCGACCAGAACCATGGCTTCTTCACATCACGCAATGAATTGACGCGAATGAGCGTGAGGCCAAAATGAGCCGTTGTCGCCTTGATCGGCCGGCCGTCGACTTGTACGTGTTCATCCTGCACGCCGGTGCCAGTCGTCATCAGCGGATACTTTCCGCCGCGTCGACACTGCAAAGCTGCCAAAGCGTCGATCTGTGGATTCGCCGCAAACAGCGCGAACAAATCGGAAATATGCTTTTGATTAAAAAGGCTGTCTGAATCCAGTGACAGAATCCAGTCGATGTTTTTGTCGACAGCGTCTTGAAACATGCGTTGCATACACTGGCCCCAGAACACGCCTTGCGTTGTCGTGAGGTCAATCTTATGTGGCTTCAAAGCTTGCTCAATGATCGTTCTGGCTGCGACCGCTTCGTAACGCGGAAGAGTCAAATACGCACCGACTTTTACGGTCAATGCTTTCTTGGCGGCTGCCGCTGGCTTCACGCCCTCTAAATTCAATGAGCATGGATGAGCCGCCGTGTCTGTGTTTGGCGATTCCCATCGCTTGACGCTTTGCAGTCCGAAGTGCTCCATGTGAGCCCGTAGGCGTGTTTCGTTCCATGCTGATTTATGAAAGTCGTTGTCGTCAGTTTGTCCGCCCATGATAATAAATGGCCACTCGTCCGGATCTGCCTTTTCCTTCGCCTCAATGTCTGGAACCGCCAGCCGAATACGTCCGCCGGGCTTCAGAACTCGCGTCCATTCCTTTAGGGCTTCCTGGGCGTCCGCAAAGCTGAAGTGCTCGAGGATGTGCGAGGCTCTGATCTCATCCACGGAATTGTCGGCGTACTGCAACGGAAACGCCTCCGAACCGAACTTGCGGTCGATCGGGGTGAATCCGGGAATAACAGTTGAGCCAGCACCGATGTTCAGTTTCAGAGACATGAGTTTTCTATAAAAAGAGCGTTGCAGTAAGTTGTTGCGACGAGCGTGTAACCTTTTGAGGCTCCAAGCTGCGTTATTTGTTCAAGTCCGGCCTGTGCCGGGTATGGCTCGCCACGCAAAGGAACTGGCATTGATCGGCCCTGCGTGCTGATTTCCACGAGCATGACTCGCGGCCTGATTTCAACCATGTCGTGCCAAAGCCAATAGTCCTGTCCGTCAATGTCGATAATTCCGAGGTCAGGCGTGCGGTTGATTGTGGTTCGAATGAGCATGTCATCCAGGTCACCGCACGTTCCGAAAATGCACGCTGACTGCTGCCCGAATTCAGCCTGCAGTTTGTTAAAGTGCCGCTGGTCGGCCTCAATCAGCACCGCATACCAGCCAAGTTCGCGAAGTCGTAATGTATTGGAAAAGAACCGACCGTCAGCTGCTCCAATTTCAAAGCAGTGACGGTTTTTCGGTCCAATTTTATCAAGCGCAAACGCGATCAATCCGTCCTCACCAAATTGTGTGTAGACGTTAAAGGCTTTCCCTTGCATCCAAGGTGCGACAGCCTCGTAATTGATCGTGCTTCCGCTCATTACACAAACACTGTCGTGTCAGCCACACTGGTCGTTCCGTTCGGAGAATTCTCGAGGTCGCTGAGTGTTGCCACTGCGGCAAACGTGACATTGTCGTTGGTCGCAGTTGCTGTGGTGACGGCCAGTCGCAGGTATCGCTTTTTGCCTCGCAGGTCGACGCCGTAATGCACTTCACGCGCGGCAGTCAAATCCAAGCCTGTTTGTGTGTCAAGCGTTGCAAAATTCGTCACTACCGTGTCGTCAGAATGTGACAGAACAAGCGTAGGCCCAACGGCGTTCGTGTTCAGCTCACTGGCAAACGCGACACGAATGGTGGCGTAGTTTGCCCCCTTGGTGTCAAGATTTGCTGTATTCGTCTGCGTGTTCGTTTGCGATCGCGGAGAGATCAGCAGCGAGTCATTCACCAATCGTTCTCGAATCATATTGTTTCCCCTTTGGGATTGTTTTCAGAAACACGAAGGGTTCACGTCGAACCCTCCGCAGTCAGGCCGCTGTCAGCAAATTAGCTGCCAGCCATTTCCAAGCCCACGATCGGGCCGGCGACAGAGTTGCTGCCGTAGTCATGCACAACAGCGTCGAAACGCTCCGTGCCGCGGACGCCGATCTGATCCCGTTCCCACATGGACTCACCGCCGACGGTTGCCTCAGTGGAGAATGCGATTGTTTCCTGTCCACGGTCTCCAAACATGGCTCCCAGTGACAAGTCACCGAAGATGACGGGGATTTGACTGTTTGCTTCCACAGATGGAAACACTTGGCTGATCGTGACTGGATAGCCAAGGAACATCAGCGTCGGGATGCCGTTGATGATTTCCGTTGCCGTTGATCCACCGGCCGCCAATGCCAACCGCTGCATGACTGTGTGAGCGAACGTCTTGTGACACACCCAACCAGCACCCGGACGGTCTGCGTACTGCGGAAGCGAACCCACAACGCTCTGGAAGTTGGCGAGCGTCAGTTCAGCATAGGCGTTACCTGCTCCGAGAGTGAGCCCCGGAGCCGTTCCGGCCGTCAGTTCATCCAGCCGAGTGCGGATGCCGGTGATGTGGCCGTAAGTGCTTGTTCCGGTGCCGTTGAACACACACTCGTCTTCCTTATTGGCAAAGGCGTAGGCGATTTCACCGACTAGCTTGTCGCCAAAGCTGATTGCAGCATCGGCATTCAGTTCGTTCGACAGGCGAGCGAGAACCATCAGTTTGCGGGCCACCAAAGTGACATCGTCAAAGCTCATGGTCGATTCGGTGCCGGCTGAATTCTCACCAACGAAGTAAGCAGTCAGTCCCGACAACTGGCGAGGTTCTGTTTTCGTGTCTGAGGACATCGGCACGATGTTGAGCAGCCGGCGAGCCACGCCAAACTGTTCGCGCAACAGAATCAGGTCAGTTCCGAATTCGTCTGGCACGAAAATGTGTGAACCGGTGGCATCGGATCCACCTTCGCCGTGCGCTGCGTTGGTGATCAGCCCGTTTTCGAGGCAGTAGTTCACGGCCTGCTGATTGCGGAACCGGCCGCCTGACTGCTGCGACAGAGTGGCCATGGCCCACATGCCGAATCGGTACGCTCGAACCTGAGCTTCCATGCCATCAACTTCGCCTTTGAAGTTCTTGACGGCAGATCGCTTCACATTGCGCGGAAGCTGAGAGACGCCATTGCCGACATGCGGCAGCGAAGGTGCCATTGTGCCACCAAACTGACTGAACATGGCTCGGATCGTTGGGTTATCCGGCTTGCTCTTGGCAGCGTGCAGTTTGTTTCGCAACTCAGTCTGCTCATTTGCCTTTTTGGCGAGGTCGTCGATTGACGCTGAGACGGTGTCGACTTCATCCATTGAAGCCTTCACTTTCACTGCGTCTTCGTCGGACATCATCTGATCGCCAGCAGCGTCAATGATCTTCTGAGCGTCATCTAGCAGGGATTGACGCTTTGCCTGCAATTCCTTAAGTGTCATTTCGTTGATTCCTGTTTCGCCAGGGTCAACGAAAAACGCCAACCGCTGGCAGTGTTTCGTAAATCGAAAAACTGCAAACGACTGGCGTGAAACTTATCACTTCAGATCGCAGGTGTCGGACTCGCATCGCTTGATACTATCACGGCTTGATGTGTGGACAGTAAACAGCTTAGCGGCGGTTTGTCAATCCTAATTTTGCAATTCGGTAATTGAGCATGGCCTGCACGACTGCCGTTTCGTTCTTTGACTTTGACTTCTTGCCGCTGCCGGCCGTAATAATCTCATCCACAAATCCCATCTCTAAAGCCTGCGTGGCGTTGTATTTCGTGCCGTCGCCATTCGCGCCGAGCAACGCCGCTGCAATCTCCTTTTCCGGCTTTCCAGTGCGTTCCGCATAAGTCGTGATGGCCGCAGCGTTGAATGACTCCAGCCATTCGAGCGTTTCTTTAATTTCAGCAATGTGGCCGTAAGCAAAACCGATACCTTCATGAATCATATACGTCGCGTTGCTATACATCTTTACCTTGTCGGCTCCGATCGCCGCAAGACTGGCCGCCGATGCCGCAAGGCTTTCAATGATTGCCGTGGTTGGCCCCTTATGATCGGCCAGAGCGTTGTAAATTGCGAGCCCGTCGAACGCCAACCCGCCTCCGGAGTTGATCCGCATCGTCACCGGTTTGTTCCTATTGGCAGCAAGGATTCTGGAAATGCTTCCCGCGTCTGATTCGGTGTATTCGTCACCAACGACGCCATAAAGAAACACCTCCAGTTCCTCGCTGGAATCGTTGTAAAACACGCGAAAATTCTCGTCTTTTACCGCGTTTTCGATGCGTTTTGGCAGCGAAAGTGTAATTTTATGCTTCATTTTTGCACCGCTTTCATGAGGTTTTGCACCAGATTGTCGGCCCGTGAATCCCACGACGCAACCACGTCAGACACATTTGCTTTGAGGCTCGATGTCGTGGAACAACTATGAACGTCACTGAGAAGGCGTTTCGACTCTTCAGCATGGCTGATAATTGCCAGGCGAGCGTCAGAATTCGTCAAAGCAGACACTGTTCTGTCGGTCCACGTGGCGTAGAACTCATTGACTGCCCCCATGAAGTTCGCCGCCTGCATCCCTGCACGCTGAACAACACGGTCCCGCTCAATCTTCAGGGCCTCGGTCACGCTACTCGTCACCATCGCCCGCAGCAGGTTTTCCGTGTTGTCCTCTTCGGCCGGCGTTTCCTTCATAGGCTGTGCTCCTGTTGCTGGTTCCGGTTCCTCACCTGAAACCATCCAGTTAGCTGGATGATAAAAAACATCTCCTTCCGGGCCTGTGGACGGCATATTCAGTCGCGCGCGGCCTTCATTGCGTGTCATCACGCCTGATTCGATCTGCCGATAAATACCATTCACCTTAGATTCGAAGGTCATCTGAATCAGGGCCTCGCGATTGAACTCGACGACGTGCGAATCCTTTTCCTTTTCTTTTTCTGTCAGCCCCTTGTCTTCCAGCTCTGCCTCCCAAGTCTGCAGCCAAGGTTGCAGTGTGTAATCCAGATAACTCTGCCCTTCCGCTTCTAGGCTGTTGTGGCTAGTGCGTGTGGAATCTCCGAGCATGTGCGGAGGGACACCGGTGATGTTGCTCACGGTTTGTCGCGTTTCAAATTCGCGTGTCTGCAGAAACTGAGCAGCATCGTTTGGGATCGTCATTTGTTGGAACTTCACACCGTCCTGAAGCAATGCAACTTTGTGTGAATTTGATAACCCCTGCTGCATACTGTTCCACGCTTGCATGGTGTTGCGAATCTTTTCCTCGTTAAATGAGCCTGGCACCATCAGCAGGCCGCTCATGTTCGATCCGTTGGCAAAGTATCGGCCCGCAAACTGCTGAGCCGCCATGCCTGCGCCGAGAGCGTCCTTCATTAGTTCCAGAATTGGCCATCCCATGACGCCATCACCGCCAAATCCGCGAATGTGAAGCATGTCTTCCGCAGGAACTCGAACCGGCTTGCCGTTGATGTAAGTCACATACCACAACCGCCCGTTGTCGACCTTTACCAGCGTGTTCTGCGTGTCCCACATGATGAAGCCAGCAGGACGCCCGTCGATGCGGTCAATT